CGTTCCCTCATAGAAACTACATGATTATCAATTTCATCTACTTTTACAGATATTCTATTAAGTCGTTCATGACCTTCAGCACGTCTCGTCTCAAGGTCAATAATCTTTTCTTCTACCCTTGCCATACCAACTACAACATCAGCAAGTTTATCGAGTTTATCTTCGATTCTTTGTAATCGATCTTCGCTCATTTGTTCCCATCCTATGTAAATTTAATCTCTCTACCACGCTTTACAAGACCAGTATCTCGCCTTATCTTTTGGACCAGGATTGTCACAATTATGGCGAGCTCTAAAACTTTTTCTTCTGGCAGGAATATGTTTTTTAATGGTCATATTCTTATCACCAAAATTTACTTTTGTTGCCTTTCCATCACCGTTAACATCCACGTATACTTTAGATTTTTTTACATCACCCTTCATAGGTTTATTCAAAGGAACTTTCTTACCTTGATAGGTTGCCTCAAAATTCTTAAATCTAATCATTATATTTCTTCTTATAATGTTTTGCAGCAGCAGATATGGCGTCATGTCCTTTATCTCGGATTAAATTCATAACTGCTGCTTTCTTTCCTAAAGGAAGTCTTTTGTGCAGATCAACAGCGCGTTGCAAATCTTTATGTGCCATCTCTTTAGACTTACCATTAATCTTAACTTTAACTTTTCTGCCACCAAGACTAGGGTGACTGGCATCTGCTGCTTTCGCTAATGTTTTATGAACAGCATCATGTTTGTCGTTCTTACCGATCTCAAAACTTAATGCTTTAGCACTCTTTTGCTGATCAGCGGTCCAGTCTCCTCCGGAAGATTTAGTACCTTTAGATGGACCGCTCTTTCGTGGCGTTGCTTTTCGAGCAGCAGAAGAACGGCGGTCAGCGTCTCTTTTTGCTTTTCTGTCATCTATCTTTTTTTGCTGAGCAGGAGATATTTTAACTGCTTCGCCGGTAACTTGTGTTCTTTCTCTCTGTCGACGCATTAAGTCTGCCAGTTTAGAAAGTTTATCTTTGTCAGATGTACTGATAGCGTCTTTCTTTTTCTTATTAGCAATAGCAGCTTGAGAACTACCATAGGCAGCAGTTGACTCTTTAAACGGATTAATGTGTGTATTCTTTGTGAGGTGTTTCAAAGAAACTGTTTTCTTGCCAGTCTTCTTCTTATAGTCAGCAACAGAAATTTCTTTCTTCTCTTTCATTCCATGTTTTCTCATTATTGATATAATTCCATCGCGTGGATCACTATCAATATTTTTGAGGTGTTTTTTTAACGCTCCTTTGTCACCATTATCAATATGAATAGCAGCGTCTTTAAAATGGTTGCCGTCATCTTTCATATGTTTTGGTAACTTACGAGCATAATCACGCAGTGCGTCTGCTACTTTACCTCGTTTAGCGATATCCTTTCTTAGTGATTCTTTAAACGTAGGCAATCCTTTATGCTTAGTCTTAGCAAAATCTTTAACGTCTTTCTTGCTCATAGATGCTGCTGCCTTTTTTGCCTCGGGTGAAGCGTCATCTATTTCACCCTTTTGTAAACCACGAACAATACCAAAGAATTTTTGCTGCGCTTTTGATACAGATTTTTCGTCGGTCTTAACAATCTGTCGATCGACAGATACCATGCGCACTCGTTTTCTACCCTTATCGTCAGTATAGACTTCAGGTTTTCTGTCTGCAGTTTTAACGTTTTCTTTCTTCATAACTTTTATTTATATTATGCCAGATCTTTATCGTGGTTAAGACCACCTTTTTTCTTCTTAACGATAAAGGCATTGACTCGAGCATATCCCCATTGTTGAGGAGTTGTTCCTGGTCGATGCCCACCCTTCCACGCTGCCATACCACGGTTGTAAACCTTTCTTAATGTGGCAAGAGAGATACCTGACTTCTTTGCTTTGTCTGCTAATGCACCCTCAACTAGGATGTAGTCTTTGAACTTCATTGGTCAATTCCTTTGTGTTTAACATATCCTCTTTTGTCGTCTTTTTTTCTGTCTTTAAATATGGCAGATTTATTAAACTTTCTTGCGTTCTTTGCAACTGGATTGCTTTTATTCTTTGCTTCAGGGACTGTCTTTCTATTGATGTTACGTGCACGTGTCAACCTAGCGCGATCGAGCATTTTGTCGTGTTTTACTTTATCAACTTTCTTTTCTTTGTCGATCTTGTCTTTGGCCATTTGAACAGCGTCTTCGCCATACATCTTCTTATATGCAGTTGTATACTTTGAAGGTTTAGTCTTTGCTGTAGCGTCTCCAGGAGCGGGTTTGTATGCAGAAGAATCACTATCAGATTTTTTTGCACCACGTTTGAAGTGTCGATCTCTACGAATCTTTTGTGCTTTAGTTAGACCAGTATGATATCGAGCAGGTTGTGTGCCCTTTCGATCTTTAATATCTTTATCTTGTCTTACGTCATCTTTTGCTTCGTTGGGCGTAATCTTCTTTGCCTTTTTAGTTGAAGCATCAGTGCCCCACTCTGGTTTATCATCATACCATTGATCAGTTTTTTCTTTAACAATAGAATCAATCCACTGGCGCGATATACCGCCTTCGTCTAAATCAACGATTACATGATTGGTGCCTAGTCTAAAGATCCTTCCTGCTTTATCGTTTGCTTCGATAATAACTCGGTCTCCAGGTTCAAATAATGCACCTTGAACATATTTTTCGCGAACCTCAGAAACGGATTCTAATTGGACATGTTTCTTTGATACCGTCTCTTCTTTTAATCCTAAACCAACGCGAACATCATTGAAAAGTTTCTTAGCGTCTTTATTGGAGAAGTTATTCGGCAGTCCCTGAGAGAATGAAACGAAATCATTATCTGCTGCTGCCGCTCTTTGTTTCGAAGCAGACATCCCTTCAACACCTTCAGAGTCTGGGTCTCTTTGTCCTGCAGAAACTACACGAATCTTTTCAAAGTTATAGAAACCGTGTCTGCCTTTAATGCCATTGTATTTGTTTAACAATGTTTCGAACTCGGTCACTCGGTCTTGACCAACTACCATTACAATCTTTTTAAACCCTTGATCGTATAGGTTAGTTGACGCGTCGAATACGGTTTTAATTTTTCGATTGAGAAGAATGTTTCTTGCATGCTTTGGAAACATTTTACGAGCATGTTTTATCTTATCATTATATGTAAGAGGGTTGCTCTTTTTGTCTTGTGTTTGGGATACGAATACTTTATATGGATTTCTTCCTGCTTTTGTGGATAAAGCAGTTATGAGTTTTCCGTGTCCAATGGTTGGGGGGTTCATGCGACCGAATGTGAAGAAAATCTCTCGATCTTCTTCAACCAGATATTGTTTGAAAGATGAAATCATTTTGTGTTTTGAGAATTACCTCTTTTCCTTTCCATTTCTTTTTTACGAACCTGTGGGAGAGATTTTCTCGTCAAGGCATCTATTCTTGATTTAGGTAATTTTTTAATGCGCTTTTCTATCTCTGATCTCCTTGCTGGAGCGACCTCAGACCTTGGCACACCTTTACTAAATTTTAGAAATAATTGATTACGAACATCTTTCATTGCTCGTTTACGTAATACATCTTTGTTTGCAGTTCTCTTCATTGCTTTCATGCGACCAATGCGAAGACGCGACTTGTTCTTCTTCATTTGTCGACCACGAGCGAGTCTCTGCGACATGGAAAGTGCTTCATGTTCTTGATCTGCCAATTTTCTTTTCTTGGCATTATATGCTAATTGCCCATCACCAGTCATGGTGTAGTCAACATTTATGAAGTCTTTAAATCCTAATGGCTTCGCCATTTTTAGTTCCTCGTAGGTTTGTCCCATCCCTTCAAAATATCAGGCGAAAAGTTGTTGTATGAAAATTCCATTCTATCAACAATCTTTACCGCGTCACCACCTAGTTTGTCAATCGCTACGTATCCTTCTTGACCCGTAACCTTGAAACCTTTTCTGGTTTTAACAAACGTGTCTATGTTGACAAGTCTGTTCAATTTATTTATAAGTTTTAATTTGGCAAGAACAATTAATTTTTGTAATTCAAACATTTTTGTTAAATTTTCTTTGTTCTTAGGAGAGAAAAATTCTAATTTCGTAGAAAGTTTCGCTCGCCAATTTGCCTTACCTTTTTCAGATTTCTTTGAATCAATTTCTTTCTGGTATTTCTGATTGATCCAACGGATTAGTTTCTCAGTATGCGCCTTTGGATTACCGATAATTTGTCCTTTACGAACAAATGTGTTATTAAACGTTTCAATGTTTCCAGCGAGGTCTTGGTTATTCTCTAACGTCTTAAGAGTGCTACTTGATACACTATTAAACAATGTGCCAATGCGAGAAAGAATCTTATTTACTTCGTCGGTTTCTTTCTTTGTCATCGTTGCATTGGTTAAGTCTCGTAACATAGCGTCTTGCGACCAAACGTTAGGAGAGTTCTTCAATCCTTTTACATTAACACCATATGATGCCTTCATAGTCTCAAAGGTTCTGCCTGTATAAGTCGTATGCCATACGATGCCAATCTTCGCTTTACGTATTGCTTCTGATTGCTCATAAGGTACTGCATACACGATTGTATTTGGGTGAAAAGTTACATATTTTTGCCCGTCTATCTTCTTGGTAGAAAGATCGCCACGCCCAAACATAAAATCGCCTTGTATGACTCCTTTAATACCTAGTTCGGGTAAGTAACGAAGAGCGTCTTTCAACTTGGCGTTAAGGTCACCAGAGGTATCCGCGTCGATATCTGCAGGAGTTTTATAGACCTTTGGGTTCTTATTGAAGATACCTTTCTTAGCGACAAAAAATTCGCCGTCTCGTGGATCAGTACCACAGAAAACAGCAGGTGCTCCGTCCCATTTTACTGATACAGAACCACCACCTCCACCAAGCATATCTCTTAGGTCTCGGAGAGCAAAGATCGCCTGACGCGTACCGTTGACACCACCATAGAGGACTTTATCCTCAATATGGGTCATGTGAGTGTTCTTCTGTTCTGTTATGAAATTATTTAGAGTTAGCATGAAAATCCTTAGTATAATTTGATAAAATAGGAAGACTGGTCAACATCTGACTGAGCGTACCTAAACATTTTGGTTGTAAATTCGTTTTGTTTATTACGATCACCAGAATATAATACATCTAAGAATTCCATGCATATTGCTTTACTGTTCTTAAAATTATAATCCATCGTCATCAGTTTGCCCACAAATTCTGATTCTGTCAACAATTTTTGCGAAGGTTTAGATTTAGAATTATATTTTTTATATAAAGTATATAACCTACTTTGGAACTC